ATGATGATGGAGGTATATATTCAGCATTACTAAGTTGATTTGATGAATTACTTAGTGCAGGTGTAAGCACTGTTGTCATCCTGCCATACTCATCTGTGTACACAATTCCTACCTCGTAGTCTCTATCACTTCTAAATGATCTTTTAGGCTTATCATCTGCAATTATTTGAGGAAAATAATTTACAGTAAAGTTTATGTTTATGTCAACATCGTTTGCATTTGTTATGTTTCTAAACTGCAAGTAATTACCATAAATAAGTCTGTTACCAATAATATCTTGACCCAATGCTTTTAGTGGAACATTGTCAAACAGTCTTGTGACTTGATCGTTTGATAGTGTGGTGTATATCTTATTGTTTCTAAATGTAAATGAATACGTGGTATTGTTTTGAATAAATAGCTTGTCTTTATCAAAGCTTTCAATTACCATGACGTTTAAGCTTCTAGTGTCTCTAACTAGAAGTTGTATCTCTTTTACAAATTCATTTCCAGTTTCAAAGTGAATGTCTATTAAGTTTATTCTATTTACCATGCCAAGATTGTCTCCAGTTTCATAGTCTATAGCAAAAGAACCAGCCTCAAATCCAACTGCGGAGAACGGAGCCAATGAGCTGTACTCATTGTCAATGTACTTGTATCTATAGCTGAAGTATACAAACTTTTCTTTAAGGTTTGTTGAGTCTGGGGGTAATTGGGACAAAGAAATATATGGCGCATTTAGTGGAGGGGCCATTATAACGCTAATATCATCAGCAATTGACGGATCGTCTGCTGTGTATCCCTTACATCGATTAATGTTTATTTTTCTTGGTGGATTATAGTTGTCTGTCCAGAACAAATAATTGTTCCCGTCTTGACCTTCTAGATAATTTATTCCAGTAACAATATAGTTTGAATTAAAATTTAAAGGACTTCCTGGACTTGGCTTTGAACATTGTAACACTCTTATTAGCTGATCATTCTTAATGTTATACTCAAAAACAGCGTCAAACTCATTGGCAGTAACTAACCAATATATCAATCCTTTTGGCTCATACGCAACAGCCCCAATAACAATAGGATTTGTTATTGATGGAGTATTTATTACTGACTCAATACCTGGAGGTTGATTAATAATGTTACTGTTACCCTTTAACAAGTTTCCATATGCATTCTGAATAGCACCAACATCACCAGATGCGTAACTATTTACAGTTACATTCTCTGCTGATATATACGAACCATTAGGCAATAACCTCTCATCGAGGTCTTGATTCATGACTCCTTTTTGAAATGTTCTTCTAGTATCAGCCATAATTATTTAATCCATTTATCACGACCTCTAAGACTCATTAATAGTCTAGATGGATGAATATTACTTAATCTAATCTTTGCGTTTCTTAGATTGGAAGATTTCTCTTTTTTAGCTCTATTTACGACATACTCTTGAACGCCTGTTTTGTTATTTAGAACCGCCCACTTTAAGTATGAGTATATGTACTCCTCAGCTAGTTTGTTAATGCTTATTAAAGAGTCATCTCCGTTCTCCATACCGTCAGAAACATATTCTAATACGATCTTACCATACTCAACTCCAGTGCTAAAATCAATAACACCTGCTGCCTTGTTGATTGTGAATCTAGGGTTACGATTTGCGTCTTCTGTATTCAAACCAAATCGCCCTCCAATATTGTAACCAAAGTACCAGTCACCCTCGAATGACCATCCATAGTAACCGTTGTATGGTCCAGCACCAGTGTATAACTGCTTATTTTGTCTTAGTATGTCTAGCTTTGATGTACCAGTAACAACTTCACCGTTTGAATCAAAAATAATGTCTAAGTTATTGTCTTGAAGGTATGCATTTGCCGTCATTGCGGTTCTACTCTCAACTAACGGAATTAAAACACCTCCCCTTAGCACAGATATTCTAACATAGTTAACGTAGTCTGGAGGAAGAACCATCTTTAGTTGTTCACCAAGCTCTAGCTCCATAACCTTAATGTTTCTAAGAGCGTCATAGTTTATCTCTTGTATGGCTCTTTTTGCATGAAACCTAATATTATATATGTCAACATTATTAACTAACTTATCGTTACCTACATACATTAACATAAAGTTGTTTATCAAGTCTTTTAATGTAACGTACTGATAGCTACCCCAGTTAGCATCTTGAGGATTCGTTCCATTATTAGTGTAGTACTGATAGTTAGTTATATATGGCATTTGTTATTGTGTTTGTTGTGCTGATTGAATTTCCTCTGCCTTAGCATCTTGGACCACTTCGGCTTCTCTTATAGACAGACCAGCATATTGTAATATCTTTGAAACAAGATTAGGGAGCTCCTCGTATGGTATCTCAAAATCTTGGAACTGCGCATTTGTAGGATCAAATATTGGTTCACCACCAGATATAGTGTTATAAGTCCATTCTGGATCTTTAGGATATCTAACGTATCTTATTTGTACATTGCTTGGAGCAGTAGTAGCAGGTGGAACGGGTGGAATTACTGGATTCATCAATGAGTTTGGATAAACAGTCAATGACCCAGGAGTAGAACCAACCGCAGGATCCGAAGTAATTATGTATGCTGGGTAACCAGCTGTAGGTGCAGTTAAATTTGAGTTAATCAGATTTAAAATCTTACTATGGTCAACCCGATCTACCTCTACATTATTATTGTATATTATTTTTTCAATGTAATAACAATCAGAAGGAACATTTAATATTCCATTTATCGAATTATATATCATTGTCTGATATTCAGACAATCTATCTAGTGTTTCTGAAAGTCTTTTAGCAATGTTTGAATATCCTTCACCATGGTAACGAGCATTATGTTTGATTATAGCGTTGCTATATTCATACATATACTTTTGGAATATATCTAACTGCGCCTGTCTAGCATATGTATTGAACTCCATAGGAGTGATATAACCCCTATTGTCTTTGTTCAATATAAACATAACGTTGTTACGAACCTCGTTGATCATGGAAATGCTTTTTACAAAGATAAATAAAAAAAGGCACTTTGTGAGAGTGCCTTTCTTGATAATAAGTAACTACTATTAAGAAATAGCAATACCAGATACAGCTACTGGAGGAGCTACTGTTAAAGCAACATTAGTCCAAGATGTCTCTAGTGCAGCTAAAACCTGATCTTGAACAAAGTCACGAAATCCATCATTAGCTAAAGATGCGTGAGTAATTGTTACAACATCAGTAGCAGAGCCACCGCTTTTGTAATAAATTGCAGTAGTAGTACCAGTAAGCTGGCTAATTAATGCAATATTTGTTGCAGATACTAAAATAAATGTACTTCCAGAAATAGGGAATCTTAAAAACTTTTCCATTTTGTAAAAAATTAATGGGTGAATAATAGCACAAATATACTAATTTTCAGAGAATTTATTTTCCAATAATTTATACAGGTCTAATCCCTCTTCTGATTGTAAGTAGGCAGACAATAAATATACAGGATCATCACCAAATGGAACGGTAAGAAGTTTTTTCTTGTTGTCCTTTAGGTTGTAATATATCTCTTTCTTATTGTTTCTAAATGCTAAGTAACCATCAGACAATGCTCTAGCTGCATAGCTAGTAACTTTAATACTAGGATCATTTACTGCCTCCATAAAGTCTTGAGGATATCTCTTAGCGTATAGCATCATGTCTCTTCTGATTTCAGATACCTTCATTGAATCAACAGATCCACCTAACAATAATCTAGCAATTGGTTCTAGCTCTTCAAATGGCATCTCTCTTGCAATTAACTGAGCATCAAGAACATCATACATTTGCTTAATTTCTTGTTGAGCATCTTTCTCTTGATCAAATTCAAAAAATTCATTTCCATGTCCTGGATGATAATGTAAGAATTCTTGAAGAACTGGATTGTTTTTAGGAACGCTTAATACGCCATCTTCAAAAACAATAGGCTCAATAATAACATTTTCACCCTGTTCATCTTGAAATGGTGTGTTTGCATTTCTAGCGTAACGAAGAGGTCTATTTGTATTTGTCTCCTCATCAAAATAAAGTAAACGTTTTCTTGGAGTGTCCTTAGAGGCAAGGAAGTAAGTTAATGGAGTCATTCCATTCTTCAAAAGATAAGTTCTATCTTTCGGTTCTAGCACAGATTTTCTTGTTGTTTTCATTTGATATAATTTAATTTATTAATAATAAAAAGGGAGAGGCGCTAGGCCCCTCCCGATTTTTTCAATTATCCCTTGAAGATAACGAAGTTGTTAGCACCAAGTGTACAAAGCGCTCTCTCAGACAAGAAGTTAACTTGCATTGCATCAAGATCGCTAGTTGCAGCACCACCAGCTGAACCAGTCATCCAAGTTTTGTATCTACGATCTTCAGTCTCAGAAGCTCTAAATCGAACGTGTAAGAACGGACGTCTAGCGTTTTTACCAAGAACTTGATCGTATACACTCATTGTTCCAGCAGGAACTAATACTCCGTTAACTACACCACCAACTAAACCTCCACGAAGAGTTGCATCGTTAAGATATTTCCAGTCAGTTTTGTAGAACTCGTATCCTCTTCTAAATCCAGAGAAACCAAGGTTTAATGCCATCTCTTCGCTGTTATCAAACAAACCATAAGATGTACCACCAGCTCCGTAAGAGTTTTGAGCAGCCAACATATCATCGATATCGAAAGAGAACTGACGATTCAAGAATAATACGTTTTCAGCGATAGCTCCTTGCTTGTCAAGTCTTTGAATGATAGTGTCAAAGTCAGCCAATGCAGATGGATTACCACCAGACCAAACATTTCCTCTAGTCTCAATAGAATCAAATAAACCTTGAGTACCAGCTGCACCAGTAGTAGCAGGAGAAACAACAGGAGTAGGAATTAATCCAGTCCAAGAAGCTGCACCAGAGGTAGAATCAGCAGGAACACCTTCAACCATTGTCATTTCAAGATAATCCTCAAAACGTAAACGAGTTTCGTGCTCTGACTTCATGTACCATAAGTAACCTGTAGCACCATTTTCAGTAGTAACTTCTACCCATCCAATTTGAGCCATGTCAGAACCAGATACAGTATAGTTATCTTTAATGATAACTGGTTTAACTTCAAAGAATGAATCTTGAGCCTCTAATGACCCTTGCATTCCATTTGTTCCCTTAGCAAATTCAGATCCGTAAACAAATGCAGTAACTCCAGTAGTTGAAACACCAAAAGGAGACAGAGCGTTGTATGCAGAATCGTAATAAGCTACAGTAAATGTATTAGATGTAACGGTGGTAATAATACCTTTTGCCGATTCAGCAGCAACTTGTTGAGAAGATAAGAATACAGTTTGGTTAACTCTAAAGTTACAAGTACCAGCAGGTAATGTAAAAGTTTGAGTACCAGAAGAAATCGTACCAAAAGTCAATCCTGTATATTTTGTATGCAAACGACCTTGCTCTGCCCACTTAATTAAGTCAGAGTTAGAAGGAAGTTCAGCACCAACCATACGCAAGAAAGATGCGATTGATCTGTTTCCGTAACGCTCGAATTCTTGCTCATAAGTATCAGGAAGATACTGATTTAAGAAGTCAAAGTTTGTAATATAATTTGAAGGCAATGTTGCCTTTACCGAGCTTGGGCTAATTGCTACCCCAGGACTCACTGCT